CTGTCGTGTAGGAGATCGTTTTATTGGTCTTGCCGCTTTTGCGTCTAAGCGGTATAAAAGTTGGGGAGGTGTTTACTGCCCCATATGCTGTTTGCAGTGATTTTCCTACGCGGAAATCTAAACCGCCTAAAAGGCCGTCACCAACTGTGGTTGCTGTTAAAGTCATGTTATTTACTCCGCTGTGTAAGAGCTAAAAAGATAATCCGAATTGATTTGCACATGATACCAGTTTTCTTCCTCGCCCAGAACAAGTATGTTACTGTCGATTGAAACTGAGTAAGCAAATGCAACCTTAGTGTATGAATCTATTATTGACTGGGCTGCCGTTAATGGTGCTGCAGACCCAGAGCCTTTAGGATAAAAAAGATCTACAACAAAAAGCCCTTTGTATGTTTTGTAGCACTGGGAGGCATCGACATCTATAACCACTGGCGAGATTACTGTGGCCCTCATCCATTTTGCATTGCTCGGCGTGGTGAATTTAACGTTCGGAAGCTTAACCACTTCCGATGTAAAGCCGCTCGGCAAATTGCTTAGAAGATGACCCGTTAAGTCATTTTCAACATTTAAGTGGGTTACGCTTGCCATTATCTATCCTCTGAGGCTCTGCCTGTTACGATTCTGTCGACATATTTAGATGGCGCCTGCAGTGACCAGCCGTCGTTAAGCCTTTGGATATACGGCAGATTATTTTGTATGTAAATGTTTTTAAACACTGGGGCGACCATAATTGTGCGCTCGCCTTCAGTGCGCGATGAGCTGTAATCCGTTTGCGCCACAGAAGAGGATGAGTTTGGCGAGCCGATTGATACAATCCAGTTCGCTCTAGCTGCGCCAGTATCTACGGGAGTCTGCTGAACTAGGTCGTTAAGGATATTGATGCATAACTTTTCTACGTCATCTTTGATAAGTCCGGTTATAACCTGCTGCAGATTTATCATGCTTTACGCACCTGCAATTTGATTATTGCGTCTGCCGCGTCTATTGTTGTCGATATAATGTTTAACGACTCCCCGCCAAAAGTGCAGGTTGTATTATCAGGCCTTATCCCGATAGTGACTAGCTGATACTCTATAAGCAGCATAAAATCACCAGTCAAAATAAAATTGTTATCCACTTGGGAGGATGCATACTCCATGCGTATCGCGTTGACCGTTTGGGTTGATGACGTATAAGTCTGGGCGGAATAGTTAAACGCAGAGACTTTTGTAAGCACGCAAGGCGACGCAAAGCCAGAAAACTCATCCTGCATAAGTTCTTGAGCTAAGTTCTGAAATTCGGCCTTTGTAGTTGTCATAGCCTTTGTACCGATCCCATAGATCCAAGCAAATACGGCCTAAGCAGAGCATCAACCAATGGCGTAACACGCTTATAGGTCTGCGCCGATCCAGATTTGTAAGTTACTGACTTAGATAGGTCCCCAACCGATTTAGCTTCAGCTTGTACTACGCCAGACGTTGATATCGTTGACGGGTCTACCATAAGAGTGCCATCGAGCTGCATTTTAACTGCAGCGCACGCCGCTGGCTTGATATTTGCAATACTAACCATGTCAGTCGGCAATTTCATGGATTGCTCATCATCCACAAGCTCACCCTTAAAGTTATGCATGGCGTCGATGTAGTCAAGGCTAGCGATTACTATAGCCTCCTCAACTTTAGCTTCAGGATGGGTTATATTGTATCCGCGCAGATCTGCCCATGCCGTAAATTCAGCATAAGTGATGTAGGCGTTAACACTAACGGTTATAGACATAGCATATCACCAAAATAAAGCCCCATTTCTGGGGCAATATATTTTAACCAAGCAAGATCGCCGTGTGTTCCGGCTTGATATTTTTGTACCCCCAAGCCAAACCGATCTCATAGCGCACTTTGCGGTAGCCTGCGTAGATGGCAACCTCAAAAGTTAAGCCGCTACGTGGGTCCGTGATTGCCCCGACGTCGATAGCCATATCGCCTTCTTGTGGGCGCTCTGGCATACGAGTTGCAAGCACAATCGCAGAACGATTGAAAAGCATATTCCGCGCGGAGGTTGCAACAACAGTAATAGCGCGCGTTGCCGCAGATTGAGCGACACGCAAGCCAGGGGCCGCAATGGTGATACTGTCACCAGAAGCGGGGTTAGCACCGGCAAATGACACTGATGTTACCAAGTACTTATTGGTATCGTTTGCGAAGGTAATAACGTCACCAGCAGCAACAACGCCAGTACCAGCGGTAGCTAATGGGATAACTGTTTGCCCAACAGTAAATGCTGCTGATGTGCTAGTCGCAGACGCCATAGCGCCAGCTGTTTGGGTGACGATTTGAGCTGACTCACGGATATCAACACCTGCAGTACTTAAAAACACGCCTTGCCGAAGAATGGAGTCACTGCCTTGGCGGTTGGCCTCGCCTTGCTTGCCGAGGAATGTCGCACCTGCCGAGGTGTTAACAATCAAATGGTTGTCTTGCACGGGTGCGCCGTTATCTTTAAGGATTTGCAGCGTTTTGGTCATGTCAGTAAAGTCTGCAGCAGTGGCGAAAGGGGTAGTTCCCGCCGTGCCGTAAGCTCGACTGAATGTCGATTGTAAGCCAGTTAAGTCGGCCTCAACTGCGTTAACCAAGGTTCGCATAGCCTGAGCCATCTGATTGGCTCGCACGGTTAAGTAGCCAGCACCAGAGTTAAGCAGCACCTGCTCATTCCCCTGCCACGAAAAAGGAACCACTTTTGACTTGCTAATCTGCACCTTTACATTGCCGATTGTTTGGTCTGCTGCTGCAGGCACGGACATTGCGGGGGTGGTATCAACCATTGCGTTGCTATTTGGAGAGACGGGGATAACAATATCCTGCCCCACCGCAGCGCGCGACATGCTTGCGTCCATTGTTACAGCTGGTATTACACCAACCAATTCGCGCGAGACAATATCAAGCGCTGCGTATAAATCTGGGTATAAATCTGTAATTGTGTTAGCCATGATAAGCCTCTTTAGTCTTTAAGTTTTCCGCCTTGACGCATAAAGTCAGCGCGTTCAGCTGGGCTTTTTGCTTCAAAGTCGGATCGTTTCATAACAAGAGAGGCACCGCCTCCACTTTTTGCATTCCGACCGTGCCCGCCTACTGAGGTTTTAGCCTTCAATAGAGGGGCGTACATGTCCGAATCTTCTATCTCGCGCCTGAAGCCCGCAAGATCTAATGATGTGACACCGCCATCATCATCTAAAAAAGTATATTTTTCTGTTTCCGGATCGTACTTAATGCGATCCTTTACCAATTTTTTGAATGACTTTTTGCCGTCATCTGTAGCAAGCTCGGCTAAGTCTGATATAACTGACTCAACCGCTTTTGTGCTAATTTTACCATGCAAGTTGCTCACGCGCTCATCAAATTGCTTTTGAGTCTCACCGGAGCGCTTTTCAAGGTCGCTGTACTTTTGTGTGAGCTCATCTAGCAAGCTCTTGTAATCTTTTTTGTCGTGCAGGCCAGCAATTCTGTCAGCCTCATCTTTGATTCTTTTTGCTTCTAAATCAGCCTGAAGCTTTTCGTATGCGCTGGCTTTTTCGCCTAACTCAGCGGCACGACCTTTGTATTTTTCATTGGCCTCTTTTACAGCAATAAAAGCCTTATTACGCCAAATGGTTTTATCGCCATCTTTTACTTGTGCGTACTGGTCGCGGTACTTTTCTGGGACTTCAGATATATCTTCTACGTCAATCATTGTTGAACCTCAACAGTTGTTTGCTCACCGAGCATTGGAGTTTGCGTTAATATTGGATCTGGTGTTTCTTGGTCGATCAAATCTACTTCTTCCTCGACGGTCAAATCTGCATCCCCAAAGCCACCAGCCTTAAGTTGCTTGACTGCCGACTCTTTGCTAATCAGTCTTGCGTCATACTGAGATATGATGCTGGCCGCCTTTTCTGACGTTATGCTTGTGCCGCTGAACTGGCGGTTTACTGATATAGATATGTCATTAGGGTCAATGTCAACGCCTTCAAACTGCATACAATATGCCACAAGTCTGCGATACGCGCTCTCGGTGTTGCGAGAGATCATAGTAAGCACCGCGTTTTCTTTGGCGCTGTTAATTTCTGCCTCGGTAGCAGTTTGCTTTTGTGCGTCCGGCTCAGTGTCATAACGTCCACCAAGTGCACGTGTTTGCTTTTCGTTTTGTTCGATATATTTAAAATGTGCATCGCCGTCAGCGGTAAGCTTTAGGACTTCAACGGTTACACCGCTAGGAAATTGATTGCTAACCCCCACGCCAGTAGCAACGTAGTCGCGGCCATTAATGATCTTAAACTGCTCATGGGCATTTTCGTCCCACCCAAAAGAGTTAACCGTATCCTGCAAAATGGCTAACTTTTCTTTGAGGTCCGCATTTACCTGATAGCGTGCAACATCTTTTTGAGCTATAGGCCCAAGGTATCCGGTTGGCTTTGGTAGCTTGCCTGCGTATGTGCGCTCATCAACAACTATTTCGACAGGTATATAATCAAGTCGCTTGCCAGCAGCTAGAGGGTATATCCACTCGCCCATGTCAACACTGGACATATCGCCCATCTTGCTTGTCATTAGGCGCTGGCGGTAATGGCCATCAGGATCAAGGCCAAGCAGTAGTTGGGTTTTGATTGTGACTTTTGAAAAGTTTTCATCAAGTTCGGTATTTTCAGTTGTCAGGCAGGCATTGCATAACTGCATCCTGCCGTTAACCGTTTTATACGACCAATTAGTCAAAGACTCTCGCGGATAATGCACGATCTTTGCACGCTGCTTTAAGCTCTTGCGCTCAGCTTTAGAGATCTCGCGACTAGGGTCAACCCCTCCGTCCTCAAACTCAGCCAATAATATATGATACTTAACCTCAAGGCAGTTACCAGCAGTGACATTAATCGAGTCAGATAATGACAGCCAATCGCCGTCCGAGTCATCCTCTAGGTACTTAACTGCATCAGGTAGGTCTATCTCATGCTCAGCGCGAGTAAAGGCCCCGATAAGTTCTTTTTTAGTCTGGCCGCAAGACGAGTCAAACTCTGCTCGCCCAATATATGCTTCGTATCGAGCTTTTTGGCTCTGGCTAACCTTATCGACCATATTGGGGTGAGGTAGATAAGTGGTAGTCTCGCGCTTTATCGCAGCCTGCCCCTCAACAGCGTCGCGCACAAGCTTAACATCTGCCTGTGTTTGAGTGTACTCTGTGCTGTCGTGTATAAAGGCCATGCAAAACTCCCGCCATTTTTCGCTATTTTACCGCAAAAAAATATTTTTGTAAAACATCTAAAATTACAGCCCTGCCTTTCTGAAATAATAATCATACTCATCAAGTGCTCGCATTTGCTTTAAAGTTAGAGGGTTGCCCATTACATCAGTAAATTTTTCTATGGGCAACCCTCCTTTTCTGAACAGCTTGGCACGTGTTTTACCTAATGCGGACTCTAAAAACCAATCTGGCTGCGACTCCATAAACTTTTGCGGGGAGATGTTAGCATCTATTTGTTTGGGGTCAAAAATTGTGGCATCTTTTTTGCCTGCGTATCTAACCTTTGACGGCGTCGTCGGAGTATCTTTACCGTCAGCTCTTTGCTGTGCTCTAAGCTCACGCTTATCTCTAAGCGCCTGCTCTCTCATAGCGTACTCTTCTGCCGCATCTTTGCTGCTTTTACCGCCTAATGACGCTCTCTTGCCAGTAAACGGGTCAACTCCGTAAAGCTTAAAAAGCCATATGGATCGGCAATTAAAGTGCAGCGGTATACGTGGGGCGGTGGGGTCATTGAGCTTGTATATTTTACCTTGGTGCGCTTGCTGCCCGTGATGTAAGCACTGTCTAGTCGTCCGATTGTCTAGGGCATTACTAAAAACCTTGCCCTCTATATGCTTTTTAAGGGCATCAGCTACAGCGTCGCGAGCGGCATTAGCGTAGTGGCTTGTACCTGTGCGAACGAGATTCTCGGCCCACTTGCGGGCCTTTGACACGATAAGGCCATCAGTGTAGCCCTTCTTTTTTGTGCCCACGAGCCTTGTAATCATCTGCCCAAGAGTCATGCCTGATGCACGGCCAGATCTAATCTCAGAGTCGACAAGATCCAGCACTGCGGATTTATTACCAGCCACATACTCAGGCCATAAGCCGATTGTTTTGCTATCGCCAGACACCAGCAGCAGAGGGCGATCATACTTTTTTGCTAGAGCTGTTGCGCTTACTGGCAAAGCTTGAGCGCCTACCAGTGCCGCGATAGTAGAGGCATGATACTCGGCTTCATACTCGGAGAAGTCTTTTAGGTCGCTGGTGGATGCTGCCCACATATCATCTAGTGCCTTGATCAGTGCCTTACGTGTGCGCTTACGCAGTGCCTCAAGGTCTCGACTTGACATCGCTTGGCCATAGTCATCAAGTAGCCTGCGTACAAGCTCAGATATATCCACAAAGGCGGGATCAATGCGAAACTTTACTATGTTCGCCGCGAGTCGATTAACGCTTATTTCGTGGCGGATTGCTATTTCTATCTGGCTATCCATTAGAACATTCTCACTTTTGCGCCAGTTGATTGTTTTTTCGCGCCAACTTCCACCGCTGCCAAGTACCTAAAGGCGTCCGCTGTGTGCGAAGTCCAGTCATGTAAAGGGGAGTCTCGCCAGCACCCAAGTTTATCATTCCAGTCTTTACGGTAGCTTTCGAGGCACTTAATTCCCTGCTCGCATTTCTTTTCGTCGAAAACGCAACGATCGAGGATTACGCGCGCCTCCTCTATTCCTGCATCTATAGTCTTTTTGGGCACGGTCAAAAAGTTTATTTTACATACCTTGCCATCTATTTCATACCCCTCAGCGGCTAAATCTTTCCGGCTCTTACCCTTGCTTGCCCACTCTCGATTTTCGATGTCGTGCGGAGCGTAGTGCTTGCCATAGGTATAGCCACGATCCTTTAGCACCTTGATATAGTGCTCCAATCCCTCACCAGAGTTTTCATAGTGGTCGATTAGATGGATTTCGCTGCCTATCTTTTGGTAAAACCAAATAGCCGTTGAGTCGCCCACCCCAAGATCCCAAGCTGTATTAACTGGCGCATCATTTTTTAGTGACGCGCATATTCTTCCTTCGGCATAGATTTTGCTAAATTGCTTGGCGTAGTAGGCCCCCTCTATAGATTGCTCAAAAGCCTCATCTGGTGTGCTTGGGTACTCACGCTTCATGTCGTCGCCTAGAGTGCGCCATTTTGCGCTATACCACGCCTTCTTGCGGTCGTTTAGCATTATCCCATGCTTACCCTCAAGCTCACTGAAATAATCTGCCAGCGCGCCGGATATGTCGCCTTCTATCTCGTATTCAGGCCGCAGCCACCAAGAAAAGAAATGGAACTTAAAATCTAGCTGGCTTGGTTGCTTTTGCTTTCTTGAGTTTGCGCAATAGTCGTAAAAGTAGCCTTCGCGCCCCTCTGCTGTTGACTCGATAGTGATATCGCCATCAAGCCCAACAGCCTCAAAGGCCCCTGTTACGATCTCCTTAGCCTTATCTGGGTACTTGCGGCATATCTTGCCAAACTCGGAGACGTGAAGGCTTTGAATGGTTCCGCCGCGGTAACTAACACTTACCTTGATGCTTGAGCCGTTGTTAAAAACATAACCATTATCTTTGTCATTCGTTGGTGTTGGCAGGTCATAACCAGCCTCAGCAATCAATGCGCGCTGATCCTCTGTGATGCTTTGGTATGCAAACTTGATTTTATTGCGGAATATGTCTTTTGCGTCTTCTAGGTTGTGACAAATACAACCAGCCGAATGGTTTTTAGTAAAAAGGCAATCGTCTAGGTCGCTAATCATTTTGAACGTGGTGAAGCCAAGCTGGCGGGCCTTTAGTATTATGTCGCGGCCATGATACCCAATATAAAACGCTTCTTGCTCTTGGTTGGGGGCGAATAAAACCTTTTTCCCAGACTTGTCTTTGATGTGGTAAAGGGTGTTAAGCCTAAACCACTTATAGGTTAGCGCATCGGATAAGTCAGCTATAGATAGCGATCCAATGTTAAGCAGGTATTCAGTGGCTATTGTGTGGTTAGCGTTTGGAGCCATTAGTTAACCGCTCAGCCAGTGTTAGCTCACCCTTATGCGTCGTCTCTTGCTTGATCTCTTGCTTGTCGCACCAGTCGAAATTATTTTTGAGGTTAAAGATGATACCGGTTACGGCATTGCCGTATAGCTTTTGTTCTAGCGCTACCTCGACTCTAGCCCTCGCTTTTTTTATTGTGAGGAGAAATTCATCTCTATGGGCATATGTAACAAGAGTCTTACGGTCAACCCCTAAGCTCAAGGCCAGCCCACTCATAGTAGGAGCGTAGAGCTTTTTAGGCTCCCCATTATCATCAGTGCCGACCACTATATAAGCGTCAGTCTCAAAATAAACTTCTATC